GCCACTTGTGCGCAATGGTTTCAACTTCCGGTGTCATTCGGACCTCCCCCTCTCGTGCGTCGGCGGCAACGATGTCCTCGCGCCCGTCGATGTGTGGCTTGATTCGCATCTGCAGTTGACAACGCTCATCTGCCACAGTGGTGCTCCTCGGGATTCTTCACCCTGGCGCCGCAATGACCGCAGACGTACTCGGTCTCATCGTGAACGTGAAATGTCGCGCCCGTCTCCCCTGCGAGTCTAGCCACGTCCCCACGGATCATCTGCCGGTTGTGTTCATTAGCCGGGTAGCCGCTGGCCTCCAGCAACTCCTCCTCGTCGATGTGCAGCCCGCCCCGATCGTCGGCGTACAGCCCCGGCCTGATCCGTTGTAGCCCGCGCTTCCAGTCTTTGTCCATACTCACCTCTCCTTCGTCGCGTTCCAGGCGTCTTCGTCCTGGTGCAGTATCTCGACCGGGCGCATTGCGCCTTTGTCTGTGAGCCTGGTCCGGACCAGATAGAACGTGTACCGCTGCCAGCTGCCGGAATTGTGCACCCGCATCGGCACCGTGAAGTCGCGATTGTCCGCCGAATGCACCGCTTGGCATTCGAACCCCTCGGATCCGAACTCGGCCGGCAGGTGCAGATCCTTGCGGATCGCGATCTCGGCGGCGGCGCAGGCCTGCGAACTAACGCCCATGTCCGGATCGCGCGCGATCTCCTCAGCAGTTTTCAGATGACAGCCCGCCAGCAGTGCGGCTGCGATTGGAATGAATAGAAGTCTCATTGTGATTGCTCTCGGAATATATCCATCATAAAAAATCGGGCCGAGGAAAATTGAGGAACCCCGGCCCGTTGCAAGTACAGAGCCTTTCCAAATCCTACTTCGCCAGCGCCACCACGAAGTACCCGGGCAGGCGCGGCGTCTCGTACTGCCAGCTGGTGACCGTGTACGCAACGCCCTTGTGCGAAAAGGTGTGGCCCACCGGCAATCGGCCGCGCACGGTCACAAATTCGAGCAGCGGCTCGTGAGCAGCCTGCTTACTCAGCGATTCGACGTATTCGCGGGCGGTCATGCCTTGGCCACCTCGATCCCCTGATCGGCCAGCAGCGACACGAGGTCATCAAAGCCCGGGTCGCCGGGCATGACCCGCACAGCTTCGCCATCCGCGCAATGCAGGCGCAGTTCTGTCACCAGATCGGTATTGCCCGAAGAGAAGAACTGAATCCGGCAAACCTGTGCCATGTTCACCGCGGCGAGTTCGGTGTTAATCCAGCCGTTCATTTTCATCCTCCGATCTCAGTGACATCGTGAATAAACTTCTCGCCTTCCTCGCGCGTCTTCACCGGAACAAGCATCCCGTGGCCCACCGCGTACAGGCCGTCAGCGCGGCTCTCGATGCGGTACGGCCCGCTGGTGTCGAACTCCACTCCATCGTTGAAGGTAATCTTCATTGCGCCGCCCTCGTGTCTAATCTCCGCCATCAGTACTCCTCCGCCAGCATGATGGTCAGCACGCGCGTGGTTTGCGCCGGATCTTCCGGGTGCTCACTGCCCATCTCGCATTTCTTGTCGTAGTAGTCGATTTTCCAGAAAATGCGGTGGCCGCAATGTTCGAAGCTCCCGAAGTCGTGTTCCCCGTACGGGTCATCGCCTGGCGTGAAATTGTCGAACAATTCCACCTTTTCGCGGATCTTCGACTGCTCGGCGGGATCGAAGGCACAGATCCCCGGCGTCTGTATCAGCTTGCCCGCAACGCCCATCGCGGTACGGGCCAAATCGTTTAATTGGGCTATGCGCCCGCTGTGATTGCTCATATTTATATTTTAATATTGGCAATCCCAGGACTGCTCGTTCTGATCGCTTCAGGGCTTCTTCGCGTCGATCAGCTTCAGTAACTCCCGCCGGTCGTGATGCTCCTGCCAGCCCAGCCACAGGTCCGCGAGTACCAGGGCAAGCCAGAGGGCGATCATAAAGACCGTCTTGCCGCGCGGTGGCTCGATCATGCGTTCTCCAATCGGGGCTGGAGCGTCGGGGTCGGAATCGAACCGCCCTCTTCGGCGTGGACCGCCGATGTTTCAGCCTGAATACTACCGACGCGCTTGCCGCGAACCATCCGCGCGCCCATCTCACCGATCGCCGAGTAAGGGATGATCGGCACCGTGAGCCGGCTGCGTGCGGCTGGGTTCAGAAAGTATATATACCGCAACTGAAAACCGTCGAGCGGTTTGAAGCCCGCCCGCTTGTAATGGTCCATGTCGGCGCCACCGTGATATTCCGTGCGCCGCGCAATCTCGTTGACCTTCCTCATGCTCGTGCGCTCTCCGACGTTCGAGATCACGGTCCCATCCGGCCCAATCCACAGCGTCGTGTTGCGCTTGATCCGCGTCAGCACGAAGCCCGCCGCGCGATAGATCGTGCCGTCGCCGCATTGCGTGGCATCCGCGAAAGAGACGATCCATTCGACCTGCGGATACTCGCGCCGCATCAGCCGCATGGCCACGCCGAGAGCGCGACTCTCGGAATTGCGCGGCAGGTTGTCGGAGAAGGCCAGCCGGTTCAATTCGAGGAACCCGTACCAGCTGGTGCCCTCGACCAGGCCGAGGAGCTTGCGGCGGTCGAGCGAGGGGCCGAACTGCATCGCTCCCTCGAGCCGCCCCGTATTCGAGAAAACTCCCAGATGAAGTTGGGAGTTCGCGACGACCTTATGAGAGTAATGCAGCCTTCGGACAAGGGCGTTTGCATCCTGGCTCGAGATGGGTGCGACCCGGATATCCTTTGCCCCGCTCAAAATAAGCTCCCTTCGGCTGGATCGTTGAACTTCCTGGAGGTTGGAACAGTCCTTCTCGTTGCAGCTGCTTTCAATTCTGCAATGCGTCGCGCTCGGACCTCTGGGTCTTTCCACTGGGCTCTTGCATCCTGAGACCGTTTGGCCCTCACTTCCGGCGTGCGACTCCACCCCAGGCTTGCAGATATCTTTGCCCTATAGCTTGGATCTTGCCAGTTTGCCGTTGCTGCACTGGAAAGTTTGGCCCTAACCTCAGGGCGGGCGCTTGCGTCCCTTATCGCCGCCGTAACCCGCGCTTTGTATTCTGGGTCCGCCCATCGCGCCGCCATGTTCGCCGCCGCCCGCTGCCTTACCTTCGGGTTTGCCCTTGCAGCTTTTAGCGCCGCAGATCGTTTTGCGATCATGGCGGGGTTTCGCACTTTTCGCGCTGGTGAAATCGGCCGCGATGCTTCCCAATAAGCCGGACTCTCTGCGGCTTTAACGAAATAATCGCTCCACGCCTCCGACGATAATTGCCATCGCCCTTCTTTTGGTACACGGGTTTGCAACCCCAATTGCTCTTGAAACAGCCACCGCGCCAACGCCTCAAACTCTTGAAGCGCCCCTGGATCACTTCTAGCTAGCTCTGGCCAGGCGAAGATTTCTTCAGCGACGGACCGGTCCTCCAGCGCAAGTTGAAGATGCTTCTCAACGGCCGCCGCCAACGCTGGCGTAGCGAATTTTAAGAGTGGCCCCAAGAGCCACACTTCATTGGGACACTGGGCGGCGTGTCTGTGTAACCGCTCGTATGGATCTTTAGTCGATCCGATTTTCACTAAGTCTCCCGGCCATCTCAATAAATAGATGTAGCCGAATGGTGCGAATCGTCCCTTAGCTTCAACTGAATGCTCGGTGAACATGGAGATAGGAGCCACGCGGATGTCTTTAGCGGTCGCCACAGCCCTCCCAGGGAACGCCCAGCAGCTGCGCTCCGAGAGCGGTGAGCGGCTGGCCGTCTTTCACATGCACGATCCACTCGGGCCGCTGCTTCTTTGCGCGCCGGACCCACTTGCGTTTGCCCGGGCCGTCGGCGGGCAGGCGCGCGAAGCCGTTCGACCGGAGCCAGCTGCGATGTACGGCCGTCGCCGTCGGCCCAAGAACCGACTTCAAATATTCCAGATGCATCCCCGCGATCCGCGCCTCATGCCGGTGGTACTGCTTTCTGTCACTCATAGCGGCCCATCCCCCGCGCGACGGCCGCCGGCGCATTGTTGCTCGGGTCTGCCAGCGATTTGACCACCGTGGGCGAGCTGCGGTAATGCGCGTAATCGCAGCCGATCTCATAGGTTTGCGAGTACTGCTTCCCAGCCCATAGCGCTTCGTCCAGGTGATGCTCGAACATCAGATCGCCCCGCTGCCGATAAAGGTCGTTGCCCGTCAGGTTATACAGCCACGCCCACGCAGGGCAGAAAAGATTATTCAGACCGGAGTGATAAGTTCCGATCCCGTTGGCTTTCGGAAGGCCGGGCCACAAAGTCGAGTAAATCAGGTTGTACACCGACCAGCCATAAACGGATGAGCCGCCCAACATAGCGCTCGGATCGTCGATCGCGGCCCAGGTCCACAGGTAATCCTGATACCAGGCCACAAACGCAGGTATCCAGGTTTTCGTGGGATCGTATTCGTAGCACATCATCAGTGCATCAAGGCTGATCCCGTCGAAGAAGGGCTGATCGAAAATTCCTCCTTGAACGAGCTGCGCGAGATGGCCCGCCACTATACTCGCGCCGTGATCGAGATACCAATGACGGACTCCGCTCACGTAGGAGTCCATCACCATCGCGGTGAGCATCAGGGCGGATTCTCTTTGATAATTGACCAAAGGACTCGGGTACACGTTCGCGAGAGAGTTCGCCTGCGTTTGCGCCGCGTTGACCATCAGCGCGAGGGCATCCCTGCAAGCTGCAGTCCCGTATCGCCACCAGTTCATCGCAAGCCCCGGCCCGAAGGTGCGCCAGCCCGGAATCGTGCCGTTGTTGAAAATGTAGTTGGCGTATTGGCCCGCGATGTTCTGCGATTGCAAATACCAGTTCGGATTCCCGTCATCGAGCTGATCGCCGATCTGCAGCATCACGCGGCAGCCGTCATAAAACCAGACTTGAGACTCGACTCCGAATCCGAAGATTTGATCGGTCGGCTGATTGTATTTCGCGCCCTCCGTTGCCGCCGTACTCCAGAACTTATCGATCCCCGGAATCGCGGGAGTCGGAATGGTCGCGGGCCTCGTGATCGCCGGGATAGCGTTCACCGTGAATGCCCAAACTAAATTCCTGGTCACAGTACCGTTGTAGGAATGCAGAGGAGCGGTGACCGTATACGTTCCAGCCGGGCACGATGAATCGATGGTCAGCCGGAGAAACGGTTGACCATTTCCCGGTATTGGAGTGATGGCGTAATAGAGCCAGTGTTTCGTTCCATCAAAATGCGGGTCCGCCCTTCCCTGCAACCAGTGCGGCGTGATATGAGCCGTTGCGGGCGAGATAATCACTTCGGAATCTTCCGCGTTCGCCCAGGTGTTGCCGCTTCCCGCGAATCCGGTTTTCGGATGCCCGGTCGCGATAATGTATAGCTCCATGCCGGGGTATGCGTGTTGCGACCCGGCTGCTCTTTCCTCCCAATCTTGCGGTCCGGTCGTCACAATAGCCGCGGATTTGAAAGCGTACCAGTTGTTGCTCTGGTAGGGCGGGTATTGATACGGATCGCCGTTGCCGCTCGCGTCTGCGAGCATCACCGCGAACCGATAAGTCGTCGAGGCCGAGAGCTTTACTGTCACCGATCTCGATGTGCGAGGGGTGTAATCGTTATCGGTCCAGATCGCCCAAGGCTGCGAGAAGGAGTTGTCTACCTGCATGAGCACCGAGACGCAGGGCTGCTCCGTTGTCCAGGCGATCACGGCCTCGTAACTCAAAGACGCCACCACGCTCGGGACAGCGGTAAATCCGAGCGGCTCTAGCGCCTGCCCGTCGACCGTAATGGAGATTAGAAGCGGGTCGCCGGCCGCCGGGGGCTCTGGAGGCTCCGGAGAGGCCGTTTCCCTGGTTACTTCGCTCTGGACCACCACTACGCCGGCGATCAGCGTCGTGATGGTGCCATCGGGGGCTGTCACTTGCAGATCCCAGCGCATCCCTTTGCCCGCGAGGGTCTGAGTCTGCACATGCGGGATGGACAGAGTGATGTTCGGCGATTCGACCGTGGCCCCGATTTCGACTATCACGGTCGGGGCCTGGTCGGCGTAATCCTGCCGGATCTGCGCCTGCGCCGTGTACCCGGCCAGAATTTCTACGGGCGGGACGCTGGGGTCGGAGCTGGTCACCGTAACCTGCGCTGAGTAGTCGTCTCCCTGGTAGAGATGGAGGTCTGCTTTGCTAGCCATAAATTCATTTAGCCGTACTTCACCGAGCATTCGACGCCTCATTCGGCGATTTCGTAATATGCGACATCTAAGTCCTCCCTGACAAACTCTAGATCGAACCGCTGGACCGGCTTGCGCCAGCACGGGCGCAGGCTGATTACGACTCGGGCCGGCGGTCCCAGCTTCCCGTCGGGCCGCATCTCGGGCTCCACCTCGAAACGTGCGCCCACATCGAAAATCTCAGCCGTCATCGAGGTACGCCTCGCAGATCCGCGCCAGCGCGTTGCCGTTCGCATTATCGTTGTGCGTGCCTTCGAACGGCCCTTTCGCCTTGGCCGCGCCCACGGCCCGCGCCACGATCTTCGCCTGTTCGTCATGCAGCATGAAGGTCACCTGCTGGTATGGCGCGCGCTCACCCTCGGGCAGCTCGGGGAAGCCGGTCTGCGCCACCTCCCGCATCAGCTGGTCGAGTTCGGACTGGTCGAACCCGATCGTGGGCATGTCGAACCCAAGGTTGCGTAGCTCGAGAAGCTCCACCCCTAGCAGTTCCTCGTCCCAGCCCGCGTTTAAGGCCAGCTTGTTATCCGCGATGATGTACGCACGCTTCTTCGCTTCCGACCAGCCCCGGGCTACCATCACCGGAGCTTCCGTGTACCCGTTTATCTCGGCCGCGCTCACGCGCCCGTGCCCCGCGATGATCCCGCCGGCCTCGTCAGCCAGCACCGGCATCGTCCAGCCCCACTCCCGCATCGATGCTGCGATCTGCTTGATCTGCTCCGGACTGTGTGTGCGGGCGTTGCGCGCATAGGGGATCAATCGCGCCAACGGCCAACGCTCCACCTTGTCCGCTGGCCATTCGAGAGTCTTCATTTGACCGGCACGGGAGGTACGAGCCCCTTCTCGTGCGCTTTTTCTGCCACTTTTGTTGCCCATTCCTCCACCATCTGATCCCGCGCCCGATCCCATTCCTGTAAGAGTAGGTCGGCATCGGCTGGTTCGAACCCCCAATCTCTTAACGTCTCCTCGATCTCGACGTAGCCGAAAAGCTCGTCGCGCGCTTTACCATTTACGCCGTCAGGCTTCGCTGGTACTGCCTCATGTCTTTGACCGTGACATGCGTGGCACAAAACCTCCAGATCGTCCAAATGGTCTGGATATTCAAAGCCGCGATGCGCGTACGTTTTGTGATGCACTGCCAGACCTTGCCCTAGCGGGAAGGGTTTCGCCCCGCACTCCTTGCAGGTGAAGGTCGCATGAAATTTGAGATAAGCAGCCAGCGAAAGCCAATATTCACAGCGGAGAAAGTCCGCGTAAGGAAGCTTTGACGGATGTAGCAGCCGGGTGCTCATTTCAACCTCTTGGCCTTTGCCATTTCGCGCACTCCCCCATCCAAGGCTTTGTTTTTTGATACCGGCGCGTCGGCAGGCTCCGGCGCATATTGCTCCGGCCGCGACTCGTGCGGAAACCGCTCGTAAATTTCGCTGTAAGCCTCGATGCCGTCTTTTGGCCGATACCGGGAGCAGTACAACGCCCGCAGTTCGCCGATCCCCGGCCAGCGGGGATAGAGTTCCAGCGCCCGCTCCGTGAGCCAGGCCAGCTGCTCCTCGGTCTCGACCATCCGCATCACGGCCCGGACTAACGCGGCACGCGCATCCTCATCCGTGGGGAAGAACGACATCAAGGCCAATTGAGCGACGGCACGGGATGTTGAATCGATCGTTAGTTTCGTGTTCATCCCAATTCGGCTCCGTATAACTCCCGGCACCGGTCAGCCATCCGTTCGGCCATTGGTTTTTTTCTAGGAGGACCCGCGCCGTCGCGCTTCGCGCGCGCGCGTTCTTCAACTCCTACTTCAAGTAAATAAGATGCGGCGGGGTTCGAAGGCCCTGTAGGGCCCACTGAACGGCCCTGTAGGGCCCACTCAGTAGGCCCTGTAGGGCCTACTCGATCGCTGGTTGCAGCAGCGCCCCGCTCTAGGGTGTAACTAAAACTGCGACGGCGGGAGGTTCGTGTCGCCTTAAGCCAACCCTCCTCGCGGAGCTCGGCCACGGCAATGCGGACCATCTTTCGGGTCAACCCCAGTTCGCCAGCCAGGGTCTGCATGCTGGGATTGCACTGCCCCCTTGGACGGTTGTAAGCAGCCAATTGCGCGTAAACCACGCGCGCGGTTAACGAGACAGAGGCGTGTGTCAGCAGGTCTCTATCGATACACAGGGGAAAACTCTTTGCCATTTCAAACGGCACTTCCTTTCGGTAAATTCTGGGTTACACACGCGTGCCAGCGCGAGGGAAAAACACAGCTGGTGCATTCCATGGCTTGTAAGCCACGGGATCCACTCCGTATAATGGGGATCAGTGCGTCGGTCCATCCCTTAAAACTTCCTTTCGGTATGGATTCGATTGTGATTGCTCGGGCGCGTCTGATAAACGCGCCCTCTGTTTTTCATGCTCCACGAGAAAATCTGATAACTGCTTCGGGCTGTCGACCACTACAATCGGGAGCCGATAGCGGAGCTCCAGGAGTCCGATCTGCACGACCTGGTCATCCGAGAGATCAGCACCAGGCCTCTTCACTTCCAACAGAAAATTGCGATGGACCTCATGCAGACATGCGTAATCGGGGGTGCCCTTCTTGACGCCGTGGATATGGCGGCGGCCGTCGAGGGTCTTGAACACGCCAGCATGCAGCTTGACCGTCCAGTAGCTGTGCAGCTCGAGGATCGTGAGACAGCCCGCCTCAACGTCGTTCTCGGTCGGCACTTGCGGCCGCAAGCGAAAAGGTCGAGGCATCTCTATTCCTTAAAAATCCTGGGAGCCACGGTCGGAGGAAATGGCGAAGCCATTAGCCGTGGCCCCCAGCCCGCGCGGGAAGACTTACGAGCTTGGCGCGATAGGCGGCAGCGTTGACTTCAGCTTGTTGATCGTTGCGGTGCTGGCGCAGACCCACTCATACGGGTAGCACTCGTTCAGCATTTCGCGCTGCCACTCCTTGAGCGGCGGCAGGCCGAGGCCTGCGAGGTTATCGCGGACGCACTGCGGACCCGGTTGCTTCGGCGGATTGCTGCCGGGGATATAAACGCTATCCGGCGCGCGGTTGTGAATGCGCACCGGCACATGCGGCGGCTCGAGGTTATCGAGGCACCACTGCTCGTAATTGGTGCACCAGTCTGATCCGAACTGCCGGATCGCGTCAGCCTCGAAGGCGTCAAAGCTGTTGTCGTCGCCGATGCCGGTGGCCGTGGTGTCGCCCTGGCCGAGAGCAGCGGAGCGAAAGAGTTCTTC